GTTGTACCCTGCGGCCATTACAGGCTCTTCTTTGGGGCTGTAGGTATTCCAGACAACGACAATCACCATTTTAAACGTCCCTATTCAGTGTAAGATTTGACGCCTTCGTCACGTAAGGTTTGGATCATGCTTTCGACATGCTCAAGAATGTGTTCCAAGTCGTCCAGCGTGTCTGCTGCGGGTTGCGATGTGTCTGAATAAAGCTTGTCGATTTCACGCATTGCTGCTTGTCGTTTTGCCATCTTAAACCTCTCAATTACGTCCCTATTTATGCGTCTTCTGAAAAGGCGATTGCATCACCAATTTGAGCGGCCATTGCGGTGGCGTGAGCGATGCTGCCCTTCATAACTTCAAGGAGACCAAGCGCATCACCATCCAGTTTCGCAACATCTTCAAACTCAGCAATCAAATCGCTTAGTTGCTCAAGAACGGAATCAACCTTGTCTATCGCTGCGCTCTGGTTTGTGGCTTTGAAATCAATCATCGTTTATCTCCCTATTCCTGCGCCCAATTTGTTCCCGACGCGCCCCAATAAAAATCAGTTGTTTCCAACTGTCCATTGTTCGTCACTATTTCGACAATTGCGGTCATCTGCTCGCCTGACGGCGCGTCCCAAATCAATTCGGCCATCGCCTCGTTCCCACCGGCAACTCTCAAAATTGCCTCCATGAGTTCAATAGATGTTTCGCGGCTGTCTGCTGTTTTTACAAAATCGTTCATGATGTTCTCTTTCTTTCTCTATCTTGTTTCTGACACCTTGATAGCATATGAAAAGGGGGTCGTCAACCCCCTAATTAAATTTATTTCATGCTCTTGCTTTTGCCATAACATCTGCATACCAGATTGGATCAGCTTCTTCCAAAAGACCTAAAGGAGTAGTGTTTTGCTCCATCATGCGAGTGGCATACTCTTCAACTGTGAAGAGTTCCATCACTTTCTTCATTACTTTAGCTTTAGTGAATGGTCCGCGATACTTGAATCTCGCGATGAAGAGGTCTTTACCTGTCCCCAAACGAGTTGGATGACAAGGCATTTGATATGTTGGGCGACCTTCGTAATCGCCTTTATATGTCAAGTAACCACCGTGGTATTCGAAAAGGCTGCGGTTGAACTGTGTCATGATGTTTTCTTTCTTTCTCTGTCTTGTTTCTGACCCCCTTATGTCATAGAAAAAGGGGGTCGTCAACCCCCTAATTCATTTTATTTCATGTTTTTTTAAAAAGCTTACTCTTTCAATGCCCGCGCATTACGTGCAAACATGACTGTCTGTTGTCGACCAGACTTCCCAGGTCGAGTTTCCTCAGTGCGGTAGACCATTTTCTTTTCAGTCAGGTCTTTGAAACGTGCAGTAACAGTTGAATATGCATAGCCATCTCCAGCGATACGCAACACATCATCCTGAATACAACCCTGCGGGAACTTTTTGATAATGTGGTACACCATGTTTTCCATGGCAGTAATGTTGATTGATTTCTTAGCTTCAGCCGACGTCACGTGGCCTTTTTTTGCGTAAAGTTTATATTTCATAGTAGTCTCCAATTATTTAATAATGAAATCGGCCATGGGATCATTCCTATGACCAATGGTAGTTTCACCCTGCATTTCACGCGTATCGATATCGCGTCCAAGGATGTAGTTCATGAGCCTCGTCACTTCGAAGGAGAGGTCATCGTGATCGCCGTTGTTATCGATTATAAAGTCGCACATCCACGGCTCAATTGTGCAACTAGCCTCTGTTTCTGACTCAACGCGGTCTTCCGAATCAACCCAGATCGAAGCATTATACATACCACAGTTTTTCATAGCGTGAAGTTCTCGTTTGTTACGAAGACCGCAATAGATATCCATTTCATTATAGATCGCCCGACCCAATGTGGTTGGATCATCTCTATTGTACTCTGTGATCAATGCGTACCATTCCGATCTATGGTTACGCCTATCCGCATAGCATTCATCAACTGTGTTATAACCAAATTTATCCTTCAAGGCTGGAAAGACCACCTTATCCGCTAGGAATTTGCTTGAAGAGGTGAACTTGAACCCGTAGTAAATTTCAAGCATCTCGCAGACGGTATCCTTGCCGTGTTCACCATACCCCGTGACCAAAAGTTTAGGTAGACTCTGTTGCATCATTTACTCCGTTAACATAATCATATTAGACCACGTGAGCGCATCCTCTCGCACTTCAGCGAGGGATTTTTTCCCAGCCGCAGATGTCATTCCGACCATCCGACCTTCTGAATCGTAACGTTTGGTGAGGATATTCTCAGTTCCATGTTCGACCCAAATTTCAATACGTCCGGACCCATCAACTTTATCATAGGTCTCAACCAATTCTTCACGACTAGTCATCATTTCCATTCTCCTTTATTAATGGGAACACGTCGGATAACACGTGTGCTATTTCACGCACCAAATCCATATGCTCTTTCTGTGTCCCGCTTGCCTTTCGTACTTCTATATAGTGCACCCAAGATCGAAGGGTTCCGTTGACGATAACGGTAGACAGCGTATTTCCCTCTGGAAGGACACAACGTGCCTGCTCTTTGGCAATACCATTATCTATAGCCCATTTATAAGCCATCGCGGCTTCATTGATGATTTGTTCTTGTTTCATTACCCAAGTTTTCTGAAGATCATCATCAGTTGTATCAATCGAATTCTGACGATTCTTAGGGTCTTGTAAACGAGCGTCCCGCACAACAAATCCACAATCCTTCGTAGGATCGGCATACCGCTGTGAAAATTCCTGAAACGAAAATGATCTATGTCTCAGCAATTGTCGTGCGATATCCCGCGTGGTCGTGACTTCAATTGTAGCCGACGCCATTTCGAGCGGTGACCAATGTTTATGTTTGATCAAATAGCGGATCAGTTTTTCTGATGTATTGGTATTGAATTGGTTAGCTGGATTTGATACTCGTGCACAATAAGCAATTAATTCCTGTGCATCGAATATACCCTCTATGGCCAATTGTTTAATAGGTCTGGTCGACCCAATCAATCTCGCTTTCATTACTACTCCTATGCCTCTATTTTGAAATCTCTGAACCGTGAACTGATATTACTGTTGTCGAACGGGGGGGGATCATCCCCCATCGGATGACCAGCATCCACCAGACGTGTGTCTTCGATCGGTGAATCGAACAAACGCATTTTTGTCCTGTCGATACCGACCGCGAAACGCTTAAATATGGTCGTATCGTTATAGCGATTCTTCAATTGCTTGAACACAACCTTACCGTCGTTCTCCAAATCTTCATTCGACATCATTGCAATCATAAGATCAGCCGTTGCTGGCAAACCAAAAGATTCAGATGTATCACCCAAATCGATATCTGTACTGTCGAACCCAGAACGAGTAACCTGCGTTGCGGTCATGATCGGAACATTATGCTCAACTCCAAGACCCCGCAACTCTTCTGCAATCGATTTGATCAGGGAGTAAGTATTAATGGACCCCCCCATCTTCATACGTGAAGATGCACAGATGTTCAGATAGTCCACATAAATAATATCCGGAACGAACTGTTTCTTCAGTTTCAGTTCAGTCAACAGTGCCCGAAAATGTGAAGAATTGGCCGACCCCGTAGGATACTCTTTAATGATCAGATTACCCTCCGTCTTCTTTTTGATGCTACTAATCCGACTACTGAACATGTCCCTCGACAACGATTTGATTTCGTTAATATCGATATCCATCAGATTGGCATCGATGCGCTCAGCAATCATTTCCTCAGACATTTCCATAGTGATATATAAAACGTTACTACCCGCCGAAATGTTGGCCGCAGCCATATGGCACATCGCAAGCGATTTACCCACGCCCGTGCCCGCGAGGATAACGTTTAGGGTTTTGACCGCCACACCACCTTGAGTAATAGTGTTGAGCAATTCAATATCAAATGGAACCTTTATTGCATCAGTATGATAGTAATCGTACCGTGCTTGTGCATCATCAATATAGCTATGACCAATATTAGTATCAAAGCTAATAGACAAAGCATCAGTCAGAATTGAGGGGATCGCGGTCTTGGTTAATTCTTCATGTTTGCCATCAATGATCGCAATCGATTCCATAATCGAATTGTAAAGAGCTTTATCCTGACACCATTTTTCCGTAGTGTTAAGAAGCCACTCTTCATCCACATTTTCATTACTAAAAAGATCAGGTAGAATTTCAATACCAGATCGATAATTTTCATCTGACCATTTGTCACTATTATCAATTTCAACTTTGAACGCCTCCATCGTAGGAAGCTTATTATATTTCATTACATATTGACCAAGCTCAGTATACATAACCTTGTATACGCCTTCGAAATATGAGGTCTTGACGAACGGGAGCACTTTTCTCATATACTTTTCATCCGTCATGATATTCCGAAGAATGGTCTGTTCGGTATTAATACCAGATGCATTCATATGCACACCACTCCATTATAACATAACCAACATTATACCATATTATGGCATAGCCCGCAACCCTATCACCAAGCCGACGGGCCGAATCCTCTATAACTTTTCGTCTTTTTAGTGGTCTCGACCGTCTTATCCTGCTCATGTAAAATGCTTGATATGATATCACCAACAACTGGAGATATTTCCAGATTGGTTGAATCACTGGGGTTCACCATTACTTCAAAGTTGTATTTCAGATCGAAATCGTCTTCCCCACGGGGTACTGCCTCTAGTACCCCGATTCTAATAACGGTTTCCACGAACTCACCAACTAAAATTCGCACATCCCAACCATCATCTTCGACTGGAATGAATTCATAGTCGATATTTTCCCTGAGATTACTCATCCCCAACTTCCTCTGGATCATCACCGTAGTCGACTGCCAAAGAATCAGGTGCCTTATATTTACTCTCAACGAACTCAGAGAACGCAGGATCGGCGAAAATCGATTTCCAGAAATCGCCATTCAGCGTATCCTTCTCTCGACATTTAGGCTCGATCAATTCACCAGTTTCCTGATCAACCTTACAGTACCACCCATTTGATGGTTTGCTTACAAATCCACCATCCAAGGCCACATCCAACAATCCACTGAACTGTTGAATACCACCTTCCCAACTCACAGAGATAGGAATTTTGGACTTCTCGCGCACGAACCGTGACTTCTCGACATTGATAATGAAGTGATAACCCTTAATATCTGTCCCTACTTTATCCTGTTGGCGTCCGATAATCCAAATCGTATCAGCCGAATAATAGATACCAGTACCGCCAGATACGACATCCTTTGGATATAAACCGATTTCTTTATATGTATGGTTGATCGCTAACATCGGAACTTCCTTCTGCTTCAGCATAGGTGTGACCATGCGGAACACACTTTTAAACGCCTTTGCGCGGGACATATCAGCCACCGACTTCTCATTCAAAGCATCCTCTGTCTCCTTCAATGAAGCCAAGTTACCTATAGAATCGACAACGATAATCACGTCATCATCTTTGCCGATTTGCTCTTTCAATTGCTCAACAACGTCAAACTTGAATTCTTCAGCATTCGTAATCGGGATATGTAGAACACGATCTGTATCGATTCCGAAATTCTTGAAGTATGACTGAGGTGACCCAAATTCTGAATCGTAGAATAGCATAATAGAGTCAGGTTTGGCTTTCAAATAGGCACCCGCCATGAGCAATGCAAATGACGTTTTAAAATGCTTACTAGGTCCAGCCAGAACAGTCAGCCCTGGAATAAGACCGCCAGTCAAACTGCCACTCAGCGCAACGTTAATCATAGGCACGCTCGTAGAAACCATATCCTCACTAGTGAACACCCTCGATTTCGTCAATACTCTAGCGTCTAGTTTTGATGCCTTTTTGCACCGGTCCATAATATTCATTCATTGTTTCCTTATTGCTTCGAATGATTACGTATTATACCATATTTTCACTATTATGTATAGTAGGACATGTACCATTCATGAAATTTCCTAACCCCTTCGGCCATGTCGACCGTCGGATTCCAACCAAGTTTCTGTAGCTTGGTGGTATCCGACCACGTTTCAACCGCATCCGCTGGATGTTTAGGTGCGAATACGACATCAGCCTGAACTTCACAATTACGCTCAATCTCTCTAACAAAATCCATGAGATCAGATTGTTTTCCATTACCCACACAATATAGGTCACGCTTAGTCATATTATTACTAACGCTGAAAATAGCCGAAACCACATCGTCAATGTACGTAAAGTCCCGCTTCATCTCACCATTGTTGAAAACTGTAATCTTATTACCAGCAAGAATGTTCTTGGTGAAATCTAATAGCGCCATATCAGGCCGACCCCATGGGCCATAGACCGTGAAAAATCTTAGACCGACCGCGTTTGGAATTTTACTAATTGCAAATTGCTGTTCGCTACACGCTTTGGTGTATCCATATGGACTCAAGGCTGGATTTAGTTTATCGGTCTCATTCCACGGAAGGGGATTATCGTGCATGACGCACGACGTACTCGCGTATATCACGTCTTGGACACCCAAAGCTTCGCAGGCATCAATAACATTTTGACTGCCCACGATGTTATTGTTGATATAATCCATTGGATTATCCATGGAATGTCTAACGCCCGCGTATGCAGCCAGATGAATCACCAAATCAGGCCTGTTGATACCCATCACGACTTGTAGCCCTACAGGCTGGAGATGGATATCCAAATCATGTACACCGATTTCATTTTCACGAAGTAGATTTGCACGATCATGCTTGAGTTTAGGGTCGTAATAATCATTGAAATTATCAATCCCCTCAACATCAAACCCCTGAGACTTATATTTCAATGCCGTATGGTAACCAATGAACCCCGCAATACCTGTGATAAAAACCTTCATACCTTTTCCACCCAATCGTAACAGTCCACCAAAGGATGGTGGTATTTCATTGTATCAGGAGTCATGATCGGTGCAATAATGTCCACACGTGGCGGCTCAGATTTATTCCAACGGCGACCCATGAACACCCATTCGTTGTTCTCATCATATTGAGCAATTTCGACATTGCCACCACTGCTATGATTGATTATCCAATAGTATCTCATTTCATTTCCTTTCCCACAATGCGGTAATCGTCAGACATAAATCTAAGATATTCATCGATTTCGTCTACCTCACACACAGTCCCATCTGCCCACTCAGCATGGGGCGATGATGAGTGGTCAACATCATTAATTATGTTATTCAAAGTATACTCCTGACCGACACGTTCGCGCAATTCTGACGATGACCACGAATGGTCTCTTGTGTTGTACCTAATATCGATACCCAAATCATTACCTGTGAAATCCTTATTCAAATATTCTAATCCGACAAATCTAACGTCAATCGGCTGTGTCACTAATAGGTTGAGCAGATCGGCCTCAGTTGAGTATGGAATGATATGATCGACGTATTTACAGCCCCTCAACTGAACCCACCGTTCATATACGCTCTGTACTGGTCGGTGTTTGTTGGTGCGGTCAACACTTGGATCAACCTGAAGCCCCACGATTAAAACATCACAAAGACCCTTACACTCCTCAAGCATTAGGACATGACCAGCATGTAGCAAATCGAATGTTGAGCAGGTAAAGCCCACCCTTCCAGCATCTAAAATATCAATCATTTGAATTTAACTCCTTGTGACTTTTCCCTATCATCCAATTCATACTTAGAGCGAATCTTGTTGTTGATTTTCGATACGACTTCGAGTAATGGAAACTTCGTAAATTTGATCAGGGCATTCACGTCTTTCGGAAAGCACGCTCCACCATAACCGTTCTTCAAATCAGGTCCGGGCACGAATGTATGACTGGCCCCAATCCGATCATCACCACCCATCACACGGGCGATTTTGTCATACGACGCGCCGTCAAAATTCTCAACGACATCTTTAAACTGGTTAAACCAAATGATTTTGGATGCCAGATATGAATTGATCCCGTACTTGATAAATGATGCTTCAGCGGCGGAGACTTGGTGAACAGGGCAGGATGCACAGATAGACATCTCATCATAAACCCGCGCACAGATCGAAGTGGCCACCGGATAACCACCAAATACATGCATAGGTGGATTAACAAAATCAGTCATCGCGCTTCGTTCAGTTAGAAACTCAGGATTGTAAACGAAGTACAGACTCTCATAGTTATCGAACCTGTCCTGTATAACGTCCACTAGGTCTGGAGTAAGAGTGGACTTCAGAACAATCAGATGATCTTTCATCTCTGTGCTTAGTGTTTGGAACGGTGCAAAGTGCCGGATATCTTTAAGATATTGGTCATAATCATCAATAATTTTATCGACAACGCTCTCGACTATACTACCGTCAACTGACCCATCTTTTCCCATGGGAGTCGGAACGCAGATAAAGACGACCTGCTCAGCATGGAAATCGAGGCGTTCGTCCGACACATATTTTTTGCTTCGTTTCCTTGCGTAAATCGGGTCGAATACCCGTTTGACGTGTTTACCGAAACCATATTCGACGGCTTTACCGACAAAGCCGTGCCCAAAAATAGTAACCATTTAACCTCTCCATTTCCCATCACGAATTGTAATGAGTGTGCGTTTACCATTAGGATATGTCACAATGTGGCTGTGATCCCAAGAAGACAATCCTTCAGCATTATACCCCATATTGAGTTTTCCCGAAACCCCTGCCTGAAAAGTTCCTTCGATAATAGCAGGAGAGTGGGCATGACCGACGTTATATTTTCGAGCAGCTTTACTAAACTGGACAGCGGAACCACGTGAGCCGTTAGTGCCTTTATGGCCATGCAAAGCACACTCAATTGGACTTTGTACACCTTGACAAATCAGGAACGAATTCTCACCAGTGACAAACGAAATACCATCCAAGTGAGTTGGGGATTCTTCACGGCACGCATACTCAAACGTATTGAGCTGTTCCCCCGCTTCAATCGACCGATACACTGCGGCATTCAGCTCGTGCCAATAACGGGCATTCATATGATCTTGAGCAACCTTAGCATCCTTTATCCAACGGCCCAGAGCCTGATCGTGGTTAGATTCTACTACTACTGTCTGACAGAAATCACGACGTGACCATTCGAGCCAGTTAGATGATTCCGCAATCTCTTTCTGGACACCATTAGTTCCCCACTGCATATCTGCCTTAGCCAAAAAATGCGGATCATCGCGGTTATGGTGGTTCCGAACATAGAAATCCAATAGGTCATGCATGAACTGGTATTTTGGCTTGAGGACATCGATAATGGAATCCTCACGGCCCCAATTAATATATTCAATGTCAATGTCCAACTGTTCTTTATGTATATCACCCCAATTCACCGCTTCAACCCTATGGTCGTGGGTGATTGACCCATGCTGTATAAACGTAGTCAAATCATAGAACGACCCGTCAGAGGTGGCGTTAATATGTCGACACCAGAATGTACCATTTGAAGCGACCTCAACCACGACAGCCCCAGGGGTGTGATGGAATTCAGCCTTTTTACCAGCAGAACGCTGAATGTAATTTGGATCAGTGACCGTACCTGTGGACATGATTTGTTTAGGCAGTGATGACGGTGAAATCGGCACCGACTGCAATCTGATCCGGCTGTGGGGAATAATCGCCCAGTTGTCCCGTGAGAGGTTTTCGTAACCCGACAGGGGGTTAACCGCAGTTGGTAGAATGTTCGCATCTCCGACCCACATAAGGCCAGGGGCAAGCATTTTTTTCTCAGTACACATATACGGACCCAAACGAGTGTCGTAAGTTGCGGTTTCTGTGTTTTCTTCAGCCTTGAACATATTCTTACTGTAGGTATAACCACCCACTAACAATTCCGCTTTTCGGTGTTCAACATATGCCAACAGATTGGTCCAAAAATTCTTGAAAAGCGGTGTGTCATCTTGAGCCGACGTGAGAACGTACACTTTAGTGCCTGAGTGACTGACTGGTTGACGACCCTCCTCGACCAATCCCATTTCCATGGCTTTATCAAGGCGGCGTCCGACAGTGCGGCGATGGATACCCAAAGCCTTTGCAGCGGCGGTGATCGAATTACCATTTTCTCGCCAACTATCAACCGTGCGTTTAATTTCATGGTAAGTGAGTGGTTCTTTTTTGGACATGAGAATCCTCCTATAATTTATTCTTGTAAATGAATTCTAAAGCCCTATCCGCTTCAACATCCAGCGGTCGATCTTTATACCAATTACCATTTCGAGCGTCGAATTCACGACAGAGATTAGCAATCTCCATTGACGTTATCGGGTAGCCTTTATAGATTGCATGACCAGCAACAGCCACCATGATCTGATACATTTTATGATACCAGCCTGAATCAGAAATCGACCTGTACTCATCAGCCAATCGGACTGGCCAAAACGGACAATCATTATAACCAGACCATTTGTAATTCAAATTAATCAACTGGTCTTTTCTGTAGTTAATGATTTTTTCCTTCACGTCTTCCGGCAATCGATCAACGAATGATTTGCTATCTGCACTCTTGTCATATGGGTATTTAGCAATCAGTTTATCGACATCAAGCGTACATCCTTCCTGCTCGAAAAAGAAGTTATGATCTCCGACCATGCCGGGAGCGTAAAACATTCGAGCCTGATCCTTTGTCTGAATATCAGCCAGATCACAAAGCTCTCTATTCAATGCATACCAAAAGCCCCTGATCTCATCTTTCATCACATCACGTGACAGATCAAACACCAGACGAAATTTAGGATGCTCTTCAGTGCTGGACGCAGTGGAGTAGCACACGTATTTCCAATCGGGTATTTTTTCTCGCAACTCATCCTTCATGTTAGATTTGGGAACCCACTCGTCCACATCAATTGCACACCACCCAGCCCATTTTGCAACATTAGCATTTGCGCGAGAAGTGCCTTTTGGATAATCGGCTGGAGACATCAGTGTAGCATCCTCCTTCTTATCCAAACGGCGGTCTGATAGTTTACGGAGAGTCGAAGCGAAATCGTCCCAACTCTCTGTGATAAAGCGAGTATCTGTTCCGGTATCAAATCTGTCTTTAAAGATTGTTACAATATATTCCATGACTGTATTATACCATACTCAGCCTCGACAATCAAGTTAAAGGTCAGCCTCCTTTACAAAAATTCCATCGACCATTCGGCCCTTACGATCCTTAATATCATCGTATGCAACGTCCAGACAATGCTGTAGTGTTAGGCCATTGCGTTCAGCGATGTTGATCAGAACAACCAGCATATCGCCAATATCGTCTGCTACATCTTTATATTTACAGATGTTATCAGATAATTCACCCGCCTCTTGGATCAGTTTCATGAACTGCATTTTATCGTTTGACCCATCGATTAGATTGCGGTCGTAATGCCAATCGATAATTTTCTTTACTACTTCTTCCATTACTATCGTCCTATAAATTCCACACTTGATGTGGGTTTTGGTTGAAATCTGTACCAGCAACAATTATCCTTGCCAGTGAATTTGCTATCAGGAATCCACTTCACGCGACCGACTGCCACTATTTTATCACAATACTCCATATATGTAGAGGATTGTTTTGTGTGTGGCCAATCTGCATCAAACAGAAGCCACGTCGGACACGGGAATGTCCTACACTTTTCCAGCATCGGGTGAAGAAATTTTCGATCCCAAGGTGGATTAGTAATAACATAATCAATATGCTCCCCAACCTCCAGATCAAAGAAATCCCGTTCCATAATACTTTCATCCATTGGATGGATATCATAAGCCTCAGTACACAAGAACTCTTTGGGTGTTAAATGATCGATATGATCAATCAAGGCTCCGTCGCCCGCACAAGGCTCGATCCATTTTTGATTTATCTTCCAATTTAGATGTGGTATCAAAGGATGAACAGCCTCAACAGGTGTGCGGTAAAAATCCCTTGGATTCCGTTCAAAATCACTTCGTTTACCCATGTTATACCCTATTCAAAAAAATCGTCCAATGTGTGGACTTCTTCACCCATCCATCCGATTGCATTCAGAATTGGCGCAAGCGGATCAAGAAACGTCTTTTGATATTGTAGCTCGTAATCAACGTATCTGTCAATACCAAATTCTTTCGGTAAATGTTGGGGGAACCCTATAACATTACCGCGAGTTTGATTTGGAGTCCTCAAATAGCAGAACTTGATCTTATCACCGTTGCTTATTACATCATGCACGCCCGACAAAGCCAGCTTGTTGACTTGATCGTTATAAACCAATGCGGCTCTAACATGAATTGGTGTGCCCTTTTTGTAACCGTCAACCGGATCAGCCCATTTATCAACGTCGGAAACGCCACGGGGAAATGATATATCTGCCACTGGCATTTTCTCGAAATCGGCTTTAAACTTTACCAGATCAGCCTGCATTTCTTTCTCAGTGCCATTCATAATGATCTTGAAGATGTCGCGCATTTTATCACGCACAACTTGAGGGGTGGATGACTTAATGGCTTCAATACCAGATACCTTGATCTTAGGCTCAGCATATTGAACACCTTCGTTGTTATGGACGTTCAGAATGTAACGCTTCTTAGCAGTCCAGAAACCCCGATCAGCAATTGCTTCACGAGCCATCACCATCCGATTAGTATATGAATTCATATTTTCATGAAGACGTTCATATGCATTATTGAACACATTAACAAAATGGCTTTCACATATTTTATCAATTGCCTCAACCGGATTATCTGGTTTTAGTTTTTCGATCATCGGCCCAAAATTCATATACAAGGAGTCCGTATCCATAGCCACCACGTAATCAATATTATCAGTTTTCAGCAACCTATTCATTTCGCGATTGGCTTCACGCTCAGCCCAACGAATTGACAACTGACCGGACAACGTAATACCTTCAGCAATCCGCATATCGAAGTATCGAAAATATTTGTTAGCGAGAGCGCCATACAGAGAGTTGAGCAAAATCTTGACCGCCATCTGGCCATTATTCAACTGGATAATATTTGCTTCAGCATCAGAGCTTTTGTTCAATTCGAACTCTTGTTGAGCTTTCAGCATGTTGCTCTTAATCACGCGACGTTGGTCATACAGCCCCATAATGATTTCCGGTAGTACGCCCACCCGATCCTTAGAGAACATCGCTCCATTGGCCGCTACGGCGTAATCACCACCTACTGGCGCACAGTCCATGTAATGATCCGGTCCATAATCTCTAGCCCCCTCAACTATTGTCTCAGGACTCATATTATATTGGACGATCAGGTTTGGATAAAGTGAGTTCAGATCGAATGACACAAGCCATTCTTTCACACCCAGTTGTGGGTCTTTCACATAGCCACCAGGGTAACTCTGTTTATTCTTCACCTTTGATGGTGGAACCGCAATCTTTTTACGATTCAACTCTCGATAGATAATCGAATCCCATATAGCAACTGTTCCAAACGTATCGGAAATATTAACCCCCGCCATATAAGCCATCGTCATAGCCAAGCTAATCAGCTTCAGCTTCTCTTCAAGCTGGACAATCAACATAACGTCTTTGATATTATAATCGATATATAACTGCGGATTCTGTTCCCACAGATTCGCCAATGAGCCATATTCATCGTAGGACAGTTTGGCCTCGCCCAAAACTACGTGCGCGACGTGACCCAGAGAATACGATTCCAATGTTCCATATGAGTATCCGAACTTTTTGAATAGCACCATATAATCGACAGTCTGGATGCCGACAATCTCGTACACATTCACATCATTATGGTACGAGTCTTTTTGCGTTTTTGAGTTGATAACCCCCCAAGGACTCATCCGAAGCGCAGCTTCTTCACACGCAACTCTACGTAAACGATTGACCAGATATGGTAAATCGAACATGAGAACGTTATAGCCCGTGATAATGTCTGGATAATTATTACACCAATGCGCCAAAAACAAGGCCAGCAATTCATTCTCAGTTTGGCATTCACGAAATACCACTGGAACATCCAAGAGTGATTCAGATGCTTTCCAGTCCTTCGATGCCCAGACCATATAACTTTCGTTATTACTTGACTTTAGAGTGATCGCAGTGACTGGATAGATCGCCTCAGATGGATCAGGAAATCCCTTACCAGCGGATTCAACCTCAATGTCCAGATATGTCGTGTTGATCCATTCTTCCTTATATGGAATCTTGTCGGGCCAACGATCAGTAATGAATTGGTGCACATAATTGGTCGTGCCGTGCACCTCAAATCCAGCAACCTCTTTAAAGGCTTCCAGAAATTGACGAGCCTCTGACATTTTATCAAATGTCTTAGGGACCAAAGGATAGCCCCTCAACGTAGTCCAATCTGAATCACTTTTACTGGTAGTCGTATAGAGAGTCGGACCAAACTTTTCCTTCTTCTCTATCCGAACACCCGCATGATTATACCCACGGTATAAAATATCATTTTTATGCCGATTGACTGATGTGTAAAATGACAATGAATCACCCCTCATATATTGAATTTTTATCCAAAGCAATCCAATATTCGATTGCCTCACTTTCGTGTTCGAAATGCGAGATCAGACGCTTGGACAAAGAGGCTTTATAGTCGCCAGCATATAGCTGAAGATTGGCCTTGTTAAACATCATGTTGAATTTGACATCGGGATCGAATTCGCAAATACCACCCGTGACAATCTGGAATGTTGGTGCGGTGGTATCTTTCTCATCAATGACGCCCAAAGTAATGGAATCGGAATCCTTACCAACGGTAATGAAATCTTGGCGACTGAACGAAGCGGCTTTCAACAGCTTGCTCAACGTGTCGGACGATAGATCAAACCGGATATCCACAGAAGGCATCCGTGGGGTCTTATCGTAAGCCCCAGATTCATTCTTCATCAGTCCTTCACCAGAGTAGTAATATTTTGTGCGGATCAGTCCAGTCTCTTCACGGATCAGGAAATGGTTATCATTGAATGTAATATCCAATGGTGTGCCATTAGCTGTCATTCCGCAATAGCCAAGAAACATACCAAGATCATAGATTCCGCAATCCTGCGGAATAGTTTCATCGATAGTAGCTTGTGCGTAAATCGTCCCCGCATCGTTCATCGCACGAATCAGGTTGCCTTCTTTTAGGTAAATCCCTGGAGAGAATGACGAGAAGGTTTTCAGAATCGCCATAGTCCTATTAGAAATAATCATTATCAGTCTCCATATTAATTTAATGGTATATTATACCATATTCACATTTCGATTGCAACTCTATTCGATTTGGTAGAGCCGCATTTTCTATGACAGACGATGGGTGCGTCTACTGGATTGTTTTTTATCAAGTCGAAGAAATCCTGCCAGTGGACTGACTCATAGATTTCATGCAGGCTTTCAACATTTTCGATTTTCAACTCATCACGTTTAAAAAAATCATCGATATGTTGAATGTCCATCTCGATACCCGCGTATGCGTCCAGCCAGCAACATGGATAAATGTATCCAGTTGCTGAAACGGCTGGACCTGTTTCACCCCTCAAGCATTTCGGATATAACATCAAACGCCTCCCTTTCGGTCAACAACTGCATCTTGTCTGGAAATGCAGTGATCACGCCAACCCCATACGCAGTTGATCCGTATGAAGACCGATCACATTGATACACAGACCCGCTATGGCCCTCGAAATGAAAGAGGTTATCATCAACACGTACGTGTTTAATTCCGCTATTAAGTCTCCACGAATCACCATCAAGATAGCCACCAGACCACGTACCGAAAATGCGGTAATGAGGGTCGTCAGACTCAACTCTGAACATGAGCCATTTGTTTGGTCGATACATGTTTTATTTCTCCTGAAAATGTTTAGTAGGTTTCAAGGGGTCACCATCAGGGAGCCAACGATGTGACTCAATGATCATGAATTTTATTCCTTCATTGTACGCTATTTTTTTGGCTTCGTCAATGTCATTCTCGTTGTAACTGAAAACTATGTACTGCCACGTGATATCATTACCCATCCTAGCTCCCTTTTTCATGATCTCAAACACGGCCTCACCGTCTTGGTTCTTTCTGTATTTGTGGGAATCCTTGGGTAGACCATCGACGCCGAATAGCCATTTCACCCGATCATAATAGAACGCGTTTGACCAAAAGTCATCCTTTTTTCCGTGACCATTCGTGGATACGGTGATGTCGTTCTCATTCAGCCATGCGATGTGGAGTAGTTTGATAAAGCGGGGGTGGTAAATGGGATCACCCATCGCGCCACACAACCAAAGATTCTCATGAAATTTGCATATTTTTTCAAAGCTCTCGTCGGTAATATCTGATCCACGTTTCCACCACCCCTTCGGCCCTTCCATCCGTGCACATTTACTGCACTGGAGTAGGCAACGGTGAGTCACGTCTACGTTAACCAATAATTCCTCTGGCCCATAATTGCTTAGTTTTGGGGAATCTGTCATAGCAAAACTCATACGATTTCTGGTGCCTGATCTGGCACCGGTTATATGCTTCATTCATCCAACCATCAGTCTCCAAAGCTGGAATGGATGGATAGTGATTCACAACTTTGTTGATAAATTCCACCTTCGGCGGAAGCCCCAAAAAGTAGTAAAGATTCTCAAGCGTTTCCCACCGAAACATCTCCTCAAAAATTATGTACTCAATGTCGTCTGGCTCGAACACTTTTTCAATTTCAGGAATGATAATATCATAACGATTAGCTCGTTCATCGGAAGACATGGGTAAATTCTCACGACCGATAATCGCCGGATCAATACTATACGCCTCAATGAATTCGCTTGGAAATAGGCGTCCACCTGTATAATGTTCACGTGCACGTAGACGGCTCATATTATTAGTCCATGGGTCTCTGAGTATGAAAATCAGCTTGACCTTGACCCCAATGGATTCGCAATAATACCTGATCCGCTCATAATCTCCTGATTCAAATACGGGGGAATATGCCGGACTGATATCTGTAACCATGTCATTATGGTATATCCAGAAATCGTCAACTAGGGTCTGAGGCTTGATATTATTATTACGCTCGTACCTGACGTATTCAGGATATCGGTCAACGCAATTCGGTATCCAAGAATTCGGCTCTTTCATGCCGTCGGCCACGCAGTCATATGAGGTCAAATACTCATGCAGCCATGTAGTACCTGATCGATATGAACCTGGGCATAATATAAGTGTCTTCATTAATTGTTACCAATTGAATACTTTGGACAAAGTTCCCATGATCCCTTCTCGGCATACGACAAAATCTTGATCTGCTTCATAGGCGAACGAAGCGATGGAACTGGGCCAACAATATCTAAAAGCCCCCAATCGCTCAACAGAATGGTAATGGTATTTCTACGGCCAACGTCACCCTCATCCAAAGTCGAACGTTTTCCGTCAAGTAGAAACAACTCTTTGAAATGGAGGATATAGTATTTTCCGCGCTTGTGTAGGATGTGACAGGATTGAAACAGCTTCTTATCTTTTCGGGACGGCACGCCAATACGGCTCAATGTCTCCATAATTTTTAGAAAGTCGTCTGGTTCATTCAAAGACACTTCCAACATTTTAGAGGTGTCCCAATCATATAGCTCATTTGTGGTCATAATATACCCTTATTATTATTATTCATTCAAGGGTACTTATAATCCGGTAAAATTCAACCGCCGCCTTCAGCCATGGATGCTTTCATCAATTCAATCTGTCCATCATCGAACAAGTCTTCCACCTGTTGAGCCTTGACGCGGCTGTAATCATAGTAACGCATCAGCACATCAACCTTATCTGAAATGACAGATTTGTCCCATTTACTAAACCGTTTACGCTTTCGGATAACCTCACGGAGGAAATCGTATTGCATCCGATTATCCATGTTATGGTATCTGTTCATTTCATTAGCAAAATGGATTGTGTCCTGAAAATATGACAGGCTTCGGTTCACCACAAATGCGTTATATGCGGCTTCATCCTCATCATCAAGCATAATGTTCTGCTTGGTTTCGTTGATCGATTTCACATAGTCAAATGGGTTCATTTGATTTCCTCCTCAGCTTGTTCTTGTGAGAGTAACATGCTGGTGGCTCAGAGTCAAGAGTTAAAAACTTCCAGAGATTTTCTGGGTCGTCACCCCCAACTACGTTCACCTCAATTAAATCATTACGACCGTAAAAATACTGGCCAACTAAAGCATGGTGGCGGTCATATGCCAGAGATGCTTCAAATTCAGTTGGAAAGGCTGATCCGTATATCATCTCCCGAATTTGGATTTGCGCTTTGGACTGTGGCCAATCACGCTTCCGCTCGAAATATGGGACAATAGATTCCAGCCATTCATATTTATCCCGCACAGTCAATATGAATTTTGAGTCGGGAAACTTCTTATCCAAATCCATGAAATAGAGAGCTACTGGAATATCAGTAGCCCCGTCGTAGTTGCCATGAAACAATTCCACCCTGTTGGGGTAGTGTATCATATTGATACCCGCTTCATCCCTCAGAGTGTCGTTGAGCGACGTTGTTCCAGTTCTAGATAGTCCAATACCAAAAATTTTACCCATCACTCAGCGGCCACTTTTTCGATGGCATTACGGGGGTCAATGAATTCGACTTGAATCTCAGTTCTCTGAGTCTTTTCACCACTCGGAGATTTAGTTTTTTTCTTGGCGGTAATTTTAACGCGCATACCGTTCTGCTTGTTTCGGTTGGCTTGATCGACCCTCTTTTTATTTTCCTTCGTGTATGGAATCTCATACGCACGTGGAAGCATATCCAAATCGGATTTAAAAATCCTTTCGAAAACCGTTTCGGATGTTTTTGAATCGGTGAGCCACACAAAGATGCGGCCCTCCTCCATACCATTCGGTTCAACGCTGTATCCGGAAATAAATTCGGCATCCTCAAAATTCGATGAGTGTGTAGGATATCCCCTATACTCAGACAACGAAAAGAACGAGAGGTTTGCACATAGTAGTAACAAAATCCCTAAAATAATTGACCACTTGCTGCTAATCACGAAGGCGAAATAGAAAGTGAACAGAGCGACTACCACGAAGAAGGTTATTAGAAAAATGTCGATGTAGATCATATCAGAATCCTGACGCTGGGGTTGGTAGACGCTTCATTCCGATCAGCGTTTCGAACGAATCGTCTTTCAGATGATACATTGATCCCTCGTCAGAAAGTTCAAAGCGAAGAGCCGTTTTCTCTTGCCAAATTTTGGTCATTCTGATTTTCTTGCGAATGATCATGTTATATTTCGGGTTCAGTTTTACCAGTTTTATGACCACTGGAACATCAATAGGCAATCCAAGTTTGTTACCTGAAGGAAGCCCTTTACACGCATACACATGTAAGTTGGCCAGATATTCACCGTCAAATTTTGAGCGCAAAGTCCAGATTTCAGAATTCCCTTTATGCAGAATCGGCTTTCCGTTATGATAAATGGTATCAGTTTGATTGCCCATATCGTCACGCTCAAGGTGCATATATTTGTTATTTTTCTGCCTGAACGACACCTTACTGCCGTCAGGACCGCGTACCCATAGGTCAACGTCACAATCAATTTCATCAGGCCAGTTTACCTCAAACATGTACTGAGCCACTTTTTCGATATCCGCCTTTTTCGCGATAGGGTTAACAAGTAAAAATAACAACCCAGTAATCACGATAAATGCTAAAAGCTTGGCGAAGAGGAGATCAGAAAAGACCCCCTCCGGAAGTGCGTCTTTATGATTTTGCATTTTTGAAAATCCGATCCAACAGTACAAGCTGTGTGGCGAGTGCCATGCTCGCGATGAGGCCTACAATGGTGGTCACGAGGGCCGTTCCTAAGGCTGAAAACATCAACTTGATCATGCCCATAATTGCCGATTGGTTGTTCACATCAATTGTGAGCTGACTCAAGCCATCTACAGCAACCATCAGTCCAATCACCGTTCCCAACAGGCCCAACTGTGTCAGACGACTTGAGATGTAGTAATGAGTATCAAAACGTCGAGTGTTCGATTTCGACCAGTCGAATTCGGTGAACGGTAGGCTAACCAAACAGCCCACATAGAGCGCCATTATCATAACTGAAATGTATGTGAAGTCGTGCGAAACCACCCACCCAAATACTCCAGAATATACGAGCCAAACAGCAACACAAAGATTACTCGCTATCATGGTGGCCCAAAAGGCCATAATTTTCTTAGTCGTGTTCATTCTGTTGACTCCGTTTCTTGATTGAGTTCGCTATACAGCACGGCCATTTGTGCTGCTGTATATGTCATTGATGTTAAATAATCTGTCGGGATGCTATGCTCCAAAATCTGCCTCAAACTGGAATCCAAATCGATAAGCAGCGGGAGCAGTTCAACATTTTTCTTAATGATCAGGAAAACTTCCTCTGACGTGTTCGCCATTACATACCCTGAAAAAGTTGGACTGAAACCCATCTGCATCAGATAATGCAGAGCGATTTGACCGGTTATATGACCGCCGACGAAAATATCTTTGCGACCCAAAAGCTGACTTGGTGGAATGCCCTCCTGATCGTAATAAGGGCGGTGGAACGCGACAATACCTTCAATTTTAACCTCTTCGGAAGCAATTGCGGCGAACGCACAGGCACTGATGCAGACGGCTCTGGATGGGATGTGGACTGCGACACCCATCTCGCGAATGAGTTCACCGGTCGCGATTCCTTCGCTGAAGATTCCTCCTGGGGAGTTCATAATCATCGTCCGTTCAGGATTTTCATTCAAAAATGCTTTAAGTCGGTCGGTTGTTCCTCCCGAAAACTGTCCATCAAACAAAATAGTCCTCACACCGTTCCACTCGACGAATTTCAATTCTTCCGAATGACTAACTGAGACAGAAATTAGCAATGCTATTGATGATATTAGAAGTTTTACAAATTGGTTCATACGATTTCCTTTTGGTTCACGCTTTTACTTATACTCGTGGAACCCTTATATGTTACACCTTTTTGAAGCGTTTGTAAACCCCATAAACATATGTTATCCACATTTCAGGGTATAAATAGTGGTGAAGGAGATTTCGAAATGACATCAATTAACAACCTAACCAGCAACATCAACCTGTTACAGCCAACCGGTTTCAAGCTAGTAGCCGACCGCCGACGTTTATCCAACATCGCATTTTTCTGCCAGAACGTTAGCCATCCGTCGATCATGAGTAACGAAATCCAGCAGGGTTACAGAGGCTATATGAACGTTCCACACGTTGGCGAATCTGTGGATTATGGGACACTCACTGTGAATATGTTGGTGGATGAGAATATGGCCGCATATATCGAGGTCGTGGATTGGATCAAGCTATATCTCGAAAATGAGAATGCGGACGATCCGACCGATGTGGAATCTCATTATTCCGATCTACATCTATCAATCCTGAATTCAAAAAACAATACTACGAAAGAAATCCAATACATCGACGCATTTCCAACGGACGTTGGTGAGTTAATGATGGAGGCATCGCAGGATGGCGCACAACCCATTACCGTGCCCATTACTTTTAAATTCACAAGCTTTACAATCCGCTAGAAATGTGTTATAATATACTGTAATGAAAGAGGATTTTTATAATGAACGTAATTGACCTATCTACCATGGAACCCCAGCAATGGGTCCAACATATAATTAAAATGTGGGGCGATGATTCAACAATTGATGATTCAGAGTTGGATGCAGACGGAATCAAGTGTGCTAAACTGCACGCTAAATATTTGGGGATACACTCACATGCCAAACGAATGGTTCATAAGTCCAAAATGCAGCAAAAGAGGCTGTTGCTGGAAAAATGGGAATGGTATAATGGGAAGATGCATAAGAGTCGTATCGATGAGTTGGGTTGGGAATACGATCCTTTGGGTGGTAAAAAGGTACTCAAGGGTGATATGAATCGTTACTATGACGCCGACCTCGACATTCAGGAATCCGAAAACGTACTGGAGGTGTGGAAACTCATCGAGTCAACCACGCGTGAAATTATCGACACCATTCGATGGCGTCACCAAACCATCAAGAACATGATTGAGTTCAAAAAATTTAAGGCAGGAATATGAAACTGGAAGATTTGGAGAGTCATATTGAGGAATATGCCAAACGTCGTCGGGATAAGATCGGCATATATTCCGAAAATGCTAGAGAGTTGTATGCGTGGAAACTGGAGTACAATGATTACTGGAAAGGTGTGTCGAAAAAAGAAAGGCCATCTGATCTGGTTGAGAACAATGGTGCATTCTATAGAAAGCATTGGGCAACCATGGGTGGCTTTGGAGCGTTAGTTCGATGATGTCGACGGTTGAGGTCACACAGATAGACAACTGCGATATGCTCATTCACTGTGCACCGAATATCGCAACTGAACTACATCAGCATTTCAGTTATCGGGTTGAGGGTTATAGATATATCCCTGCATATCAGAGCGGTGCATGGGATGGTTTTATTCGGATATTCAAGATTGGAGAGCGCAAGCTTCCCGTGGGTCTGTATCAGCGATTGGTCGAGTTCTGTGATCAACATGGGTATGAGGTAGTAGTAAAACGTCACGAGAACGTGCCTGCACCAATTGACCGAATCGATATGACGCGAGATCAGTTGATGGAGTTCGTGAAAACCTTGAACCTACACGCGGGCGGAGAGCCTATCATTCCATACGATTATCAGATTGATGGTGTGCTTGAGGGTATTCGCTCACGTCGAAAGGTTCTAATTTCACCGACAGGATCAGGTAAATCTTTAGTATTTTACATTCTGGTCAGATGGTGCATGGAGTATCTGGCGGCGGGTAAGCTGTTGGTGATCGTCCCGACGACCAGTTTGGTCAAGCAGTTGTATTCGGATTTCAATGACTATTCATCTGATGACCCATACTTTGACGTTAATGAGGATGTGCATCAGATCATGGGTGGCACTGATAAAAACGCTGAGCAACGGATATACATTTCAACGTGGCAATCAATCTACAAACAGCCACAGGCGTACTTCCGTCAGTTTCACGCGATATTCGGTGATGAGTGCCATGGGTTTGCGGCAAAGTCATTGTCTAGCATCATGAACAAATCCAGAAACGCTGAATTGCGATTTGGTGCAACTGGAACTTTGAACGGAAGCAAATGTCACCAAATGGTTTTGGAAGGGCTTTTCGGTACTACTTTTAATGTGACTACCACCAAGAAGTTGCAGGACGCCAAGACTTTGGCTCAATTGGAAATCAAAATGTGTGAGTTCAGACATCCGGATCATACGCGTGCGGGCATAAGTAATTTGACATATCAGCAGGAGGTCAGTAACATTATTCAGTGTGATGCTCGGAATAATGCCATTGCCAATCTTGCATCTAATTGTGACGGCAACACACTTGTTTTGTTCCAATTTGTTGAAAAGCAGGGCAAGCCTTTACGTGATCTGATTAGAAATTTGGTGGGTGATACTCGAAAGGTCTATTATGTTGCTGGATCGGTCAAGGCTGGTGACCGTGAAAAGATTAGAAAAATTGTTGAAGGCCAACGCAATGCAATTATAGTAGCGTCGATGGGAACTTTCTCGACAGGGATTAATATCAAAGAATTACACAATCTGATATTTGCATCGCCATCCAAATCACAGATTAGGGTACTCCAGTCAATTGGACGTATTCTAAGACTATCAAAAGATCGATCTGTAATGACTCTATACGATCTTTCTGATGACTATAAATATAAGGGACGAGAGAACTACGCAATTAAACACGCACGGGATCGTTTGAAAATCTACAAAGAGCAACAATTCAATACGACTCACCATTCAATACCTTTAGAATATGGAGAATGAAATGATTTACATAATGCTAAAAAGTGGCGACCAGATCATCTGTGAGTCTGGCGAATATCGGGACGGCTGGATAAAAATACGTAAGCCTCTCTTGGTGCATCAGATGCAAGTGCAAGATCAGACGACAGGTGAGGTGATTGTTAAGGTCGCATTTGATCAATTTATGATTGGAATGTTAGATGATGATCAGGTCGTGAGTCTACTCAATGACGAGATCATTGCTGAAAGTTCAGACATATCTGAAGACCTGATTAGTGGTTATCAATATTCTTTAGCCATGTTTAAACGTGAACGAGATGAATTCCAATCAATGTTGAATGAAGCATCTGATACAAAATCTAACAGCGAAAGCAAGGTGGTCCCGTTTTCGGTAATTCCGAATAATACAGAGCATTGATTCGGAATCCGGAATCTGACCTCCCGGAGATGTTACCTTATTATACAGCAATTTTCGGATTTGTCAAGCGAAATCTGAAAGATTAGGAAAATTATTATGACCAAAGAATCCAATTACTATATCGATAAAGCCGAATTCGCAGAAGCGGTGGTCGATTACGTCGAACGTCACAATGCCGCATTGGAGGCTGGTTTGAGCGGGGATGAGCTTCCAGTCGTGTCTGAATACATCGGGTGGTGTTTTTTAAAGATTGCTCAAGGTACTGCACGACGTGAAAACTTCAGAAGTTACACATTCATCGAAGAGATGGAATCTGACGCAGTGGATAATTGCCTGAAGGCGATTAAGAATTACAGGCTAGACGCCAAGACGCAATCTGGCAAGCCGAACCCATTTGGATATTTCGGACGCATCACATGGTTTGCATTTTTGCGTAGGATTGCTAAAGAGAAGAAGCGTGAAACCCTTCGAAGCGTTTACATCTCAATGTCCCCCTCAGATAGTTTTTTTACTGGTGGTAGTGAGCATCAGAAAGAAACTTTGATGGGGCAGTTGAAAAATAAGATTGATCGTGTTAAAATACGCGATACGGAAATTAAGGAATTGGCCACCAAATTAAAAACGGAGAAGCGAAAGCGGAAAGCCAAGAACTCGAAAAGTGATACTGATTCCGATCTAACGGAGTTTATGGTATAGGAGAACTACGTGAAAATTGCAGTGATAAATGATACCCACTCAGGTATCAGAAATAGTAATGATGATTTTATAGCCTACTCGAAATGCTTTTACGATGAGTTATTCGAAGAGATGGATGCACGCGGTATTCATCATATCCTTCATTTGGGTGACATATTCGATAGCCGTAAGGCTGTGAATGTTAAGGCGATGAACCACCTACGCAAGGATTTTTTAGAACCCGCTGATACGCGTGGCTACACAATGGATTTAATTCTGGGTAACCACGACGTGTTCTATAAAAATACGAACAGGTTGAACGCGGTTGAAGAGATTATCACCCCTTACAAATTTGTAAACATCGTATCGTCTCCGAAAGAGGTTGATTACGATGGGCTAAAGATTGCATTGATACCATGGATTACTGATGACAATTTGGAAGATACGATGAAATTCGTAGGCCAGACAAATGCTGATTGGGTTGCTGGGCATTTTGAATTTACTGGATTTGAAATGTCTCCTGGTCATTTGGCCACTCATGGGATGGACCCCAAGCCGTTCGAGCGATTTGACAAAGTTCTGTCTGGGCATTATCATACCAAAAGTAGTAAAGGAAACGTTTTCTATCTGGGTTCACAGATGGAGTTCACGTGGATCGATAGTCATGACCCGAAATACTGGCACGTCATTGATACAGAAAAGGCCACACTAGAGCCTGTCAGGAACAAATACGATACGCTACACATATCTTTCACGTATGACGCCGGAGAGGTCGTCACGCCTGAAGGTTACGTGTTTGATGAGGAAATGCTTGATAGTCGATACGTCAAGATCAACGTTTTGAACCGTGGTCCGGATGGTGAGCTTGATAAGTTTATTGAAATGGTCGAGAATCATGACATTCTGGGTAAATTGATTATCAATGAATCCTTCAGTGAATATCGTGGCGAGTCGGTCGAAGATAATGACGTGACGGTTGCTGAGACTCCAGTGCTACTAAAATCATATGTGGATGCAGTAGAGAGCGATCTGGATAAAGACAAACTCAATAAAATTATGTATATGGCCTATGTCGAGGCTCAAAATATGGAGAGTGGTGAGTGATTAAATTTGGTATGTTGCGATTCAAAAACATCAATTCTGTTGGTGATAATTGGATCGAAATTGATATGTCGGCGACGAGTCGTACATTAATCATTGGGCACAATGGAGCAGGTAAATCAACAATGCTGGATGCACTATCCTACGTCCTGTTTGGAAAGCCGCACCGTGAAGTCAAACTGGGTCAATTGGTCAACACGATTAATAATAAAGGGCTGTTGGTCGAGATCGAATTTACTATCGGCCCAAACGAATATAAGATCGTGCGCGGGATGAAGCCTAACAAGTTTGAAATCTGGAAAAACGGTGAAATGTTCGACAAGGAATCGCATAGCCGTCTACAGCAAAATCGTCTGGAAAAAGACATTCTGATGATGAATCATAAGTCGTTCCATCAGGTGGTTGTTCTGGGATCAACGAATTTCATTCCATTCATGAAGCTGAAAACCTTGTCACGTCGTGAGGTCATTGAAGACCTGTTGGACATCAACATTTTCAGTAAAATGAATATCGTGATGAAGGCCAAGCAGAAGCATATCAAGTCACGCCTGTCCGAAGCTGTACATAACATTTCACTCAAACAAGTGGAGATCGATGCCAAGCGACAGTTGATTGATGAATTAACCTCATCACACGACGACGAGGTCGCCCTTAAAAACGCTTCTATTGATGAGTTGGCCACTACCATGTCAGAGATTGAAACGGCGCTTAAAACGGCTCCTATGGACAAATATAAGGAGATGAATGAGCAGATACAATCTAAACTATCTGAAATTGAAGATGAGGTGTCAGATATCACGCGTGAAAAGTATCAGGTATCACATAAGGTGAAGGATGATAAAAAGGCGGTCGAATTTTTCAATAACCATGACGATTGCCCCACGTGCAATCAACTCATCGACCCTGCCATGAAGAAAGACAAATTATCTCAAGCCATGCAGTCGATTGAGACATGCGCCGAAGTGTTGGAGGCATCGGACTCTAAGATTAATGAATTGAATACGAAAAAGCGGGCAGTCAAAGAGGCTGAAGACAAGCTCAAAGAACGGGTCCAAGGCTTGAATAACGAAAAGGCCCGCATGGAAAACATGCAGTGGAAGATTGATAATTTCAAAAAAGAGATTGGTCGATTGATGGTCAAATCTGGTAATCTGGATGCTGAGCGTGATGAATTGGATACGTTGAATATCCAATTAACCTCGATGCAGCAAACCAATATGGCGATGAAGGATAGCGAGGCCTATAATAATGCGGTTCTGGAAATGTTAAAGGATAGCGGCATCAAGTCCAGAATCATCAAACAGTATGTTCCAGTGATCAACAAGGTTGTGAACGAGTATCTCGAAATTCTGGATTTCTTCGTGCTGTTCAATCTTGATGAAGAATTCAACGAAACCATCAAGTCGCGGCATCGCGACACGTTCTCATATTCATCATTTTCTGAGGGTGAAAAACAACGTATCGATTTGGCACTTCTCTTCACCTGGCGCGAGATCGCACGCATGAAGAATTCCATTTCAACCAATCTGCTGATCATGGATGAGACCTTTGACAAATCATTGGATGACGATGGGATCGATAACCTATTCAGAATTCTCTACTCTTTGGATAAATCTAGTAACGTTTTCGTGATTTCTCATAAAGGGGAGATGTTGGAGGGCAAATTCGAACGCACCTTCAAATACTCAAAACCTAAGAATTTTACCGAAATGGCAATTGTTTAGGTTGTAACGAGGCCACAGATGTGGTATAATACACAAGTTAACAATTAAGGAGCTAATTAGCTATGGACAAGAATGAGTTTTCTCAAACAGCTACGACAGTAGCACGTAACACCATTGCGGTGATCGACACTATGGGTCAACGTGGTGCAATCAAAGGTGAAGAACTGGAAACCTTCGGGGTTCTCCGGCGGCAGTGTAACAATCTGGTACACATGGCTGAGGAATTTGCCAATGAGTTGGCGGAGGCTGAAGAGGTCACGACCAAGAAAAAATAACGAGGAACTGAAGCCTCTAGACTAACCTCATGATGGGGTGACACGCAGGAGAGACTGCGCCCAAATTACGAAAGATTGATCATGGATAATAATACATTATGGGTTGAGAAGTATCGGCCAGAGCGGGTTGCGGATTGTGTCCTACCTGATGACATTAAAAAGACATTTCAGGGCATTGTCGATTCAGGGGATATCCCTAATATGATTCTGAGCGGAACAGCAGGAATTGGCAAGACTACAATCGCCAAAGCTATCTGTAAAGAGATGGGTCTGGATTTTATGATGATTAACGGATCGAAAGACCGTAACATTGATACATTGAATGGTCGCATCCAGTCATTCGCCTCGACCGTATCTCTGAACGGTGGCGTGAAGGTAGTAATAATTGATGAGGCCGATTACCTCAACCCGCAATCTACTCAACCAGCATTGCGTGCGTTCATCGAAGAGAATTCCTCCAATTGCAGGTTCATTTTCACTTGTAATCTGAAGTCTAAGATCATGAAGCCATTGCATTCGCGGTGTACTACGTTCGATTTCAATTCGGTTAATCAGGATTTGTCTAAACTGAGTATGGAATTTTACAAGCGCATGGCTTGGATTCTGGACAATGAGAACAAAACATTTGACAGTGCAGTGCTTGGTGCTTTGATTATCAAACATGCTCCAGATTGGCGGCAGGTAATTAATGATTGTCAACGCTATACTAAGGCTGGATCGCTTGATAAAAGCGTAGTATCCAGTACTGCGGGCGATGATGAATATGATAAGTTGTTTACTGCTATGAAGGTGAAGCAATTTACTACGGTTCGCAAGTGGGTTGTGGCCAACCTAAATACAGACGTTAGTACAATATTCAGAGGCATTTATGACCGCATGGATGGTCGTTTAGCGCCACATTCAATACCGTCAGCAATTGCTATTCTGGCTGAGTACCAGTTCAGATCGGCATTTGTGGCGGATCACGAAATCAATTTGATGGCGTGCTTGGATGAAATTATGAGAGATGTGGAGTGGAAGTGATGTGGATTACTAATCAAAAAGAGCTAGAGTGGGGAGACGATTATATGGGTCTGAAAATGTATACTAAAGAGGAATGTGTCTATTGTCATATGTTGGCCGAGAGACTGAAGGAATGGGGTGTCGAATATACGGCGGTTCCGTTTTCAGATACCGACCGCACATTCGCTAAATATCCGCAATTGATGTTCGATGATAATGATGTGCTACTTGACGATACGGCAGGTCTAACGTTGGAACTTCTGACCAGTCGCATTGACGATTTGAGTTCAGTCGAAATTTGGGGAGAACACGTAGGCTGTGATTTCACATTAAGAAATCCGAATGGAGAGGTGTAATGTTTGAATATCTAGTATACCATTTACGAGAGGCTAAGCGGGCCGCAGGAAGCGACGAGCCTCTGACGGTGAAAGACTACTTCGTACACTGTGTGATCGCTCTACGTGAGGCTGTGAGCCTTTTATACAAGGTCTGGGCATCAGTGGTACATGCATTCTTCCCGTGGTTATATGGGTTTGAAATGATCGATTGGCAGATCGACGCATTGAAGCGTCTGAAAGCCGCGCTACCTTCCCTGCCTGTTTGGGATCGAATCGAATTTAAAGATTGACACGAGTAAATGATTCGTATATAATACACGTAAATTAAGGAGAAACTAATGACTGAAAATAATAGTGGCGGGATCGGGTTTGTTGGTCTGTTGACCATCCTTTTCGTTGGCCTCAAATTAACTGGATACATAGCGTGGTCATGGGTGTGGGTGCTTTCACCTCTCTGGATTTCGCTAGGTATCTTTATATTGGTTATCACATTAATGATTATAGCTAAGGAGAAATAAAAATGGCTAAGAAATTTACCAATGTTGCTGCTCAGGGTGACTTCATCATCTTCAGGGTTCCGGACATTCCGGCTGATGCGACGCTCCTCGATAAGCCAGGAACAGTCGCTCATTCAGAGACTGGACATGATCACGTGCTTGATCGTCCAAGCGTGGTTGATATGTACGTTCCAAAAGGTGAGACGCTGGACGATACGTTCACTCTTTGGTTGAACGTTAAGGACGACACTGAGATTAAACATCTCCGCAATCATGATACACATGAGCCTATTCATGTTGGATTTGGCACCTACAGAATCGCTCGACAACGCGAGTACGTATCGGAAGGTTTCCGTCGCGCTCAAGACTAACAAATAATTTTATTATGGAGAATGAAATGGCCGAAAAAATTACAGAACTCACACCATCACAAACGGCACTAATGCCCGAATACGTGAAAAAGTGGACAGACATTGGTTTGTCCACCGGTCCCGTCGATAAAGAAAATGCCGTAGCCGCTATCAAAAAGGCGTATCGGGTGGCTGGATTGGACGAGCCTACTCAATTCTATTATACCAAGAGTCCCTTGGATGCAATCAAATGCATCCAGAAATTAGACCCTTCGAAGTCTAAGTCGGACATTTACGGCGAAATGATTTATGGTAATCAGGACGCATCATGGTTGTCATTTTACGACTACATGTTCGAAGAAGTGATCCATGAAAAGGATCATATCGCCAAAGGTCTGATGGACATTGCAGAATGTTCTGGATGGCTGAACGTATATGAAGACGTTGTGGTCTTTCAAGATCGTCCAGTTTTTATCAAAATGGATGAGAACAACTTGCTTCATTCTGAGACAGGCCCAGCTATTGAATATTCAGACGGCATGTCTGTTTATTCTTGGCACGGAACACGTATTCCCGGCGAATGGATCGATACCCCCGAAAAACTGAAACCTGCTGATGCTCTGGCGTGGGCAAATGTCGAGCAGCGCCGATGTGCGTGTGAAATTATTGGTTGGGATACTATCCTAGAGTCTCTCAACTGTGAGGTGATCGATGAAGACGGTGATCCATCGATTGGAACGCTCGTTGAGGTCGATAGCGTATCAGGTGATGGGCGTGATCGGTTCTTGCGTGTAGTTTGTGGAACAGGTCGTAAGTTTGCCCTTCCAGTCCCACCAGAAATGACCACCGCACTTGAAGCTCAATGTTGGGGGTATGATGTCCCTGTGGATATCATCGAGGGCATTGAAGTCCGGACATGAATAGTGTTAAGAAACAGGTCTGTAATCAGACCTGTAATCAGGTCAGGGATCAGGTCAGGAATCGGGTCTGGGATCAGGTGTATTTTCAGGTGCATTTTCAGGTCAGGGATCAGGTCTATAATCAGGTTGAGGATCAGGTCAGGGTTCGGGTTAATACTCAGGTCTATAATCATGTGTATGATGGAATCAGTTAAGAAACAGGTCTGGGATCAGGTCAGGGATCAGGTCTATAGTCAGGTCTGGAATCAGGTCTGGGATCAGGTCTATAATCAGGTCAGTATTCAGGT